GATCGGCATGGGTCAATCGAACAAGGAAGTCAGAATTCCGGCAGATCGTATGCTGCACTCGTTCCGCGCGGATCGAATCGGGCAGACGCGCGGTGCGCCGTGGACGGCTACCGCGATGACGCGCTTGAAGATGCTCGGCGGCTACGAGGAAGCAGAACTGATTGCCGCGCGCGTATCGGCCAGCAAGATGGGATTCTTTGTCAGCGAAAGCGGCGATGAGTACCAGGCGGACGGCCCGCTGGGCGATGGTTCGTTGCAGATGGATATGCAACCGGGTACGTTTAACCAACTGCCCGCGGGCGTGGACTTCAAGCCATACGACCCGCAGCACCCTAGCACTGCTTTTCGAGACTTTGAAAAGGCAATGCTGCGCGGTATCGCGTCGGGCCTCGGCGTTTCGTATACGTCGCTTGCGAATGATCTTGAGGCGGTGTCGTACTCAAGCATTCGGCAGGGCTTGCTTGAAGAGCGCGACTACTGGCGCATGGTTCAGCATTGGATGATCGACCACTTCTGCCAGCCGGTATATCTGCGCTGGCTGCGGCAGACGCTCGACTCTGGCGTTGTCAATCTCCCGGCCGCGAAATATTGGAAATTTTCTGCGACGCAGTGGGTGCCGCGCGGTTGGCAGTGGGTAGACCCGCGCAACGAGGCAGAGGCGCAGATTGTCGCCATCAACAACGGATTGATGACCCGCACGCAGGCGTTGGCCGAGCGTGGGTTAGACATTGAGGACGTGCTGACCGAACGACGCGCCGAAGAAGAAATGATTGCCACGATGGGGATTAACCTTTCCGGCAACACGACGACTCAGCCGGTGCAGCAGCCGATACCGCAGGAGGGAGCATAATGGCAGGCCATTACGATTTCCTTTGCGAGCAGGGCGCGACGTTTACAAGACAGATTAAATGGCGCGACTCTAACCAAGTGCCCGTTGACTTGACGAGTTACACCGCGCGAATGCAAGTACGCTCGACGGCGGACTCAAGCATTGTCGCGCTATCGCTGACGACAGAGAACGGCGGTATAGCACTGGGTGGCACGGCGGGAACTATTGACCTTTTGGCGACGGCTACGCAGACGGCCGCTATTGAGGCGGGCGATTACGTGTATGACCTCGAGTTGGTTTTTAGTTCGACGGTGTATCGCGTGCTGCAAGGTTGTTTCGTGATTGACGCGGAGGTTACGCGGTGAGCGTGACTACTGTACAAGTCACGGAGCAACCGTGGGCGGTTGAGGTCGAGGAGACCACGCAAACCGTACTTGTAAGCATTCCCGGCCCGGTGATGGGCGGCGCGAATACGTCGATCACCTCGCTCGGCGGGATCACGGGCGCGATTCAGACGCCGACGTTTATTGACTTTGCGACCGGCGCGACTGTGCCGGATGCAACGGCGCGCGTGACATGGAACGATGCGACCGGAACGCTGCAAGTCGGTATGACCGGCAACGTGCAGGCTGACATCGGGCAGACACTTTATGCCTTCGTGCATAACGCCGAAGGCGCGACGATCAATAAGGGCCAAGCGGTTTATCTGTACCAAGCGGCGGGCAACAAGGCGTCGATTCGGTTGGCGTACAACACCAGCGATGCGTACTCAGCCAAGACGCTAGGGCTTGCTGCCGAAACAATTGGGGCAAACCAAAACGGCATGGTGATATGCCAAGGCGTGCTCGACGGGATCGACACGTCAGCCTATGCCGAAGGTGCAACGTTGTACCTCGGCGCTACTGCCGGGTCGATGACATCAACCAAGCCGAGCGCGCCGAACCATCTGGTATATATCGGCGTGGTCGAGCGCGCGAATGCGGGCAACGGTCAGATTTACGTGCGCCCTCAGAATGGCTATGAACTTGAGGAATTGCACAACGTCCAGATCGTAACCCCGGCGAACGGGCAGACGATCCTTTACGACGCCTCAACCGGGCTTTGGAAGAATGCGAATCTGACCGCAGGCGCGGGCATCACGATTACGAACGGTGCGGGCAGCGCGACGATTGCCGCGATCAATAGCGGCACGGTCACGAGCGTTGCGGTCAGCGGTGGCAGCACTGGGCTTACCACCAGCGGCGGGCCGATCACGAGTGCAGGGACGATTACGATTGCGGGCACGCTTGCGGTTGCGAGCGGTGGCACAGGGGCCACGGATGCCGCAACGGCGCGCAGCAATCTCAGCGCCGCAGGCTCCGGCGCGGTCACCGCCTCCGGCATCACGATGTCGAGCGCGCGCCTGCTCGGGCGCACGACGGCCAGCACCGGAGCGGTTGAGGAAATAACCGTAGGCTCTGGCTTGACCTTTACGGGCGGCACGCTCGCGGCCACGGGCGGCGGCTCTGGCACGGTCACAAGCATTGATGTCAGCGGCGGCACAACGGGCCTCACAACGTCCGGAGGGCCGATTACAGGGGCCGGGACGATAACCCTTGCTGGCACACTGGCTGTTGCCAATGGCGGCACAGGGGCCACCACGCTCACCGGAATAGTGAAGGGCAACGGGACGTCGGCGTTTACTGCCGCCTCGGCTGGCACAGACTACCTCGCGCCATTTGGATCGCAGACACAGGCATACGTGTATGCAGCGCCGTCTGGGTCTGCTGGCGTGCCGTCTTTCCGCGCGCTCGTGGCATCGGACATTCCGACGCTCAACCAGAATACGACCGGCACGGCGTCAAACGTCACCGGAACGGTAGCGATTGCAAACGGCGGCAGCGGACAGACGAGCGCGCAGGCTGCGATAAATGCGTTTGCTGGCGCAGTCACAAGCGGCCAGTATCTGCGAGGAAACGGCACTAATGTCGTGATGTCGGCTATTCAAGCCGCCGACGTGCCGACCTTGAACCAAAACACCACCGGCACGGCTGCGAACGTAACCGGCACAGTGGCCGTAGCGAATGGCGGCACAGGCGCGACCGATGCGGCGACCGCGCGTAGTAATCTGACCGCACAGAAAACCATCACCTCCGGCACGGCCGCGCCGACCGGTGGTAGTGATGGCGACATATACCTTCAGTACACGTAAGGGTGACGCATGGCGGATAACGTAGGCTATACACCAGGAAGCGGCGCAACCGTCGCAGCCGATGACATTGGCGGGGTGCTGTATCAGCGCATCAAGCCGACATTCGGCGCGGACGGGTCGGCCGTTGACGTGTCATCGGCTAACCCGATGCCGGTGGTTGACGCTACTGCTGAGGACACCCGGCAAAGCATGGTAACGCTGCTGACGCGCATGTTGAACTATTTCAACGCGCCAATGGGCTACGACAAGTCCTTGCAGCGGCAGCGCGGTACGGTGGTTGTGGAATCCGGCACGGTTACAACGGTGACGACTGTCACCACGGTTACCACCTGTGCGACGGTCACTAACCTTTCGACGATTGATACATTGCAGGGTCGCATCCAAGTTTACGGAGCAAACCTTTCTGCCTGGTCGGATTGCGTCCGATCACGAATTACTTGAGGATTTAACATGGCTAACACGTTTAAAAAAGTCATCGACCGATTGATGTGGGCGCAAGTAGCGCCTACGCCTAACGCCTCTGCGGCGGCTACGTCCATGTGTTCTGACCTCCGGTCAGACATCTCGCGTAACCCGTTTGTGTACCAGTTGGTCAGCAACACGGTTCTCAACCGCTATAACATCGTCACGAAGGGCTGGGCGCTTGTTCAGTCGCCTGCTCTTGCTGGCACTTTTGGCGTTGGCTCTGCAATGGCCTTTGCTCCGTCGCTCGGCCTTGTCGGCACGATTGCCGCTGGCGCGACCACGACCTCAGTTGTGTTGTCAACCGCACTGCCGACTGCCGTGGGCCTTAACATGCTCGCCAATCGTGGCGGCTCGGGCGAGTACGGATTCAAACTCCGCATTATTGACACGACGGCAGGCAAGACGGCCGAGCGGTACATCACCGGAAACACCGCCGGCACGACGCCGACGATTTCGGTGCTGTCATCGTTTGGGTTTACGCCATCAACCGGCGCTCGGTACGAAATCATTGCGGGCCGCGTGTTTATGCTCGGCGCCGGTACGACGGCCTCCAACATTTGGCGTTCGTTTGAAGTCGCAAGCAACACGCTGTCTTCGGGTCTTTCAACGACCGGTCTGCCTGCCACAATTGGCACGGACTCGGACATCATGGTGCTTGACGAGCAATACACGCCTTATGACTGCTCGCCTGGCGATGGAATGATTAAGGGCGCGTACAACTATGACACAGGTGTTGTGTCACGTTATGCGCTCGCCGCTACCGCCTCCGGCGCATCTAGTCTGACTGGTCAAGCCTCAGATGGCGATGCTGTCGTGGCGGCTAACGAGTACCGCAACTTTCAAATTCGTATTGTTGAGGATGCCACGACCCCGGCATCAGTCGGCCAGCGGCGCATCATTGCGTCGCACACTGCGGGTGCCTCGCCTGTCTACACGCTTGGCACTGCATGGACAACGCAGCCGTCATCCTCGGCAAAATACGTGATTGAACTGCCGAACTTGTTGTTGTTGCGCTCGTCTGCCACAACTACGGTTTATACCTATAACTACGGCGATGCTACCGTAAACAACGGCACCAACAGCATTACCTCTGGTTCGTGGTCAACAACGTATTTCGGCGCTGCACCCGCTGCCAATGCCGCATCGGGTATGTGGATGCCGTCCTGGGGCATCAAGCCAGATGCGAACCGCTACGCTCGGCAATCGTTCTGCTACTTCTTCCGTGGCGGCGCGGCAACGCTGGACGTGCTGGATATCGCGGCTAGCATTACTGGAACATGGACTGGCGCGATTACTTACGACGGTTCGCCGGGTGCGTTCCCGGCCACGGGATCATGCGGTGGGTACTCTCCTTTCGAAAATGAGGGGAGGATGTTTTATCTCAATCTGTACGTCGCCTCTGCGATAAACCAAATGTTCCGTTTTGACGTGCAAAACCGCGTGTTGTCACCATTCACTGCAACGGACTTCTTGCAGGCTGGTACGGCTGCGGTCGGTAAGCGAATTGCGTGTTATGCCGCGCTGGACGGCACAGACACTTACGACGTCGTGCTGCTGAACTCGCACTTGTCCACAGTCTGCCAAGAGATGGTGGTGCTGGTATGAGCCTCGCTGAGTTAATCCAGTTGGTGCAGGCAAAACTGGCTGCTTTGAACGTAGCCCGTAGCACTGCGGCATCGCTTGGCGATATCAACCAAGTCATTCTGATTGACGCGCAGATTGTCGAAACGCAGTTGACGCTGGATCAACTTAACACGCTGGTGTAAGCCATGCTTCTTACGCTGCTACAAAGTGGCGGCACGCCTCCGGTCGTCACTAAAAAATTTTGGCTGAAGGTGTCGGGCGTGTGGAAAGAGACAACCGTCTATATCAACGTCGGCGGGACGTGGAAGATTGCCACGCCTTACATCAACATTAGTGGGACGTGGCAATAATGGCAGTTGATCTAAAGCCGACCGAGGAAATGGCCGCAGAGGCCGAGCGCGGCCTAGCGTGGCGGGAGGAATTCGGCAGGGGCGGGACTGAGGTCGGCGTGGCTCGTGCGCGTGATATCAAAAATCGCGCGAACTTATCACCCGAGACCATCGGGCGGATGGTAAGTTACTTCGCACGACATGAAGTAGATAAGCAGGGCGAGGGCTTTAGTCCAGGCGAAGACGGGTATCCGTCAGCAGGCCGGATTGCTTGGGCGCTCTGGGGCGGTGATCCCGGCAAAGCATGGGCCAACCGCAAGAGCGACGAGTTAGACCGAGAAGATGAGGGCCGAACTATGAAAGAGAAACAAGAGCGACACGTCGTCGCGGTGGTCGAAGATGAAGCCACGGTGACGGTGACGTTTGCCAAGTCGGAATACGACATGGACGAATCCGAGGAAGCCGAGGAGGCTGTAGAGGAACTCGAGGAAGCCGCCGAAGAAGGCGAGCGCCCGAAGGACATCTACGGCCACGAACCCGGCGACCCCGATTACGTCGGCAAGCGCAAAGGCCCGACCGAGCGTGTATTTCGCTCGGCCACCTTTGAGCGCGCGTCCGTGTCGGAGGCCGACCGGCGCGTGACGCTGGCGTTTAGCAGCGAAATGGAAGTTGACCGAGGAT